AAATATAGGTTCTGCACCTGTTACCGGAACTTCTTTATTTGGTAAAGGTGAATCAATTTATCAAGTAAATGGAATTACTGGTATAAATGCTCAGTTCTATCCGAAGACTGCTACTGCAATTATAAGTGATGTTGCATCTGGTTATCTTTTAGTTCGTGGTATTTCTGGAACTTTTGTTCCAGGTGCAGTACCAACTCAGAGTGTTATAGGTCTTACTAGCGGAACTGAATATTATTTAACTGGAATAACGGAAAGTAATATAATTCAACCAATAGATCCTGTTAGTGGAATAACTGAAGTTGAAAATGATTACTATGCAACTCAAGCAAGAACTACATTGAATTTTAATAGAGATAATCCATTCTCTGAGGAATGTACTTAATGTTTAGTCACACACAAACATTTTATAATAAATCAATTCGTAATATAGTAATTGCATTTGGTTCTTTATTTGAATCAATCTATATTATTAGAAATGATGAGAATGGTGTAGAGGATAAAAAAATTCGTGTACCATTTGAATACGGAAATAAAGAAAAATTTATATGGTCATTAACTAAAGAAACTACTGGTAGAGTACAGATAACTTTACCACGTATGGGATTTGAACTTACAAATATTGTTTACGATCCTGCAAGAAAATCAAATAGATTAAATTTAAAAACATCATATGTTAATGGTGTATATAAAAAAGTATTTGCAGAAGTTCCATATAACATAGGATTTTCTGTTTATATTTTTACACGACATATGGATGATATGTTACAAATTGTTGAACAAATTCTTCCATATTTTGCTCCAGAATTTAATATTACAATTAAGATGAACGATGTTCATCAAGAAGTAGATGTTCCGATTGTTCTTAATGGTGTATCTATTAATGAGGACTTTGAAGGAAATTTAGAAACACGTAGATCTTTGATTGGAGTTTTAGACTTTACTGTAAAGATGAATGTGTATCCTGAAGTATGTGGATCTACTGGAGGAATTATTGAAAGAAGTGATGTTAACTTCTATGAAAAATCATGCATTGGTCCTGGTAATTATGTCGGAGATATTGGATTTACAGGTGACAGTATTACTGGATCTATAACAGGTGTAACAGGAGATTGGTCGCCATGAGCAAAAGCGCAGAAGAAAAAATATCAGAAGCACTTGAAATTGAATTTGTTCCTGATACTAAAATTCAAAAAATAGAAAAAGTAGTAAAAGAAGTTAAAATTAAAAAAAAGGATCAAGTCAATCAAGATTTTACTATTGCACGTCAAAACATGAAAGAACTTATAAGTATGGGTTTTAACGCGATTGATGGAATCATGAAAGTTGCGGATGCAGGAGATTCACCAAGAGCATATGAGGTAGCTTCAATTCTTATAAAGACTGTGAGTGAATTGAATAGTGATTTAATCGATTTACATAAAAAGAAGACAGATGCAATTGGTGGTTCAAAAGTTGTAAAGAATACAACTAATAATTCTATATTTGTTGGTTCTACAAAAGACCTTCAAAATATTATTAATCAATCAAGAAGTCAATTGAAAAATTTAAATCATGAAGAGGAATCATGACGGCAAGAAAAAATGATGGATATCTTGGAAATCCAAATTTAAAACCTGTAGGTGTACAACAACAATTTACACCAGAACAGGTTCAAGAATATATCAAGTGTGCTCATGATCCTTTATACTTTATTAAAAAATATGTAAAGATTGTTGCATTAGATAAAGGATTAGTTCCTTTTGAGTTATATAATTTTCAAGAAGACCTTATAGACGTTCTACACAAGAATCGATTCGTAATAGGTAAACTACCACGTCAGGTCGGAAAAACTACTACAGTAGGTGCTTATCTTTTACATTATGTTCTTTTCAATCAGAATGTAAATATTGGAATTCTTGCCAATAAGCAATCTACCGCTATGGAAATTTTAGGAAGAATTCGGATGGCATATGAGTATCTTCCAAGATGGTTACAACAAGGAATTATAGAATGGAATAAAGGTTCTATTCATCTTGAGAATGGTTCAAGAATTATAGCAGCAGCAACTTCCTCATCTGCAATTCGTGGTTGGTCTTTTAACTGCATTCTACTTGACGAATTTGCTCACGTCCCAACACAAATCGCAGAAGAGTTCTTTACTTCAGTATATCCAACTATTACTTCTGGTCAATCAACTAAGATGTTTATTATTTCAACTCCTAATGGATTGAATATGTTTTATTATTATTGGAAGGGAGCAGTTAATAAACAGAATGGTTATGTTCCATTTGAAGTTCATTGGAGTCAAGTTCCAGTATATCCTGGTGGTCCACTAAGGGATGAAAAGTGGAAAGAGGATATGATTTCAAAGACTTCTGAGAAGCAATTCCAGCAGGAGTTTGAATGTGATTTCGTAGGTTCTTCTAATACACTCATATCATCACAAAAATTACATAGTCTAATGTATACTAAACCTTTAATTCGTACAAAAGAAGGAATGTGTATTTATCAAGAACCCATAAGAGCAGATGAAAATAAAGAAAAAAATGATCATATTTATTTCATGATGGTAGATGTTGCCAGAGGTCAGGGTAAAGATTATAGCGCATTTGCCATTGTTGATGTTACAGAATTTCCATATAAGTTAGTTGTAACTTATAGAAATAATACAGTATCTCCTCTCTTATTTCCCTCTATTTTAAAGACTGTCGCTAGAAAATATAATAATGCTTACATACTGATCGAATCAAATGATATTGGTGCTCAAGTAGCAGATATATTACATACTGATCTAGAATATGAAAATTTAATCAAGACTGCTATGATGGGAAGAAAGGGTCAGACTATTACTGAAGGATTTGGATCTGCTAAGTTAAGCAATCTAGGAGTAAGATCGTCGGTTGCAACTAAGAAGGTAGGATGTTCAGTCCTAAAGAACCTATTAGAAGAAGATAAACTAATAGTAGAAGATGCAGATGTAATATCTGAATTGACTACATTTGTTGCAAAGAAGCAAAGTTTTGAAGCAGAAGAGGGACACCATGACGATTTGGTTATGTGTTTAGTTCTGCTTGCTTGGTGTACTAGGCAAGAATTCTTTAAAAATCTTACTGACATGGATGTTAGATTGGCAATGTATTCAAAGGAGATAGAAAAAATAGAGGACGATCTTCTTCCATTTGGTTATTATTTTGATGGTGTAGATTCTATTGAAGAACAAAAAGAAGATATTTCTTGGTCATCAGAAAATGATAACTGGTTAATTTTTGATAAAAAAGACATCAAAATCCCAACAAATAATAAATTTTGGTTGTAGATAAAATTAAAACTTCAAAAAAAATACATATACATAGAAGTTAATCAAGGAGAGAACATGGCAAGACCAAATATAAAATTTAGAATTATTGATGAATCTTTCGTAGTACCCGCTACTGAAGAGTTTTCAACTACAATCGGTGCAGTATATAATCCTAGTAATTATTTAAAAATATTGGGAACAACCGCTGAAAAGAGTACAGGATATTATTACGTAAATGATATCTCTAACTGGTATTCACGACTTTCTGATTATATTATTGGAAGTGCTGGTGGAATTGATATTATTGCAGGAATCACTCAATATACAGTAGGTTCATGTGCTGCATCATATTTAAATGGTGAATATAATGGACCTGGAATTTCAGCAGGATTCTCATTCGAATGGTGGCCTGTACACAACTTCCTTCAATATGGTGCTGGTTGTTGGGTAGGTTTTGGTACATCAGGAGTTACTGCGGGGTTCCTAGATCTTGATTTTGATGTAGTTTTCCAAGGTGGTACTGGAGGAACTGCTGGAAATTATGGAACCCGTGTTACTGACATTGTTGAAGTACGTGCGTCTGGAGACAGACCAGTAATTGGTGTAGTTTCTATTCCATCTAGTACTTCAGCAATAACTTCATCAGCACCAGATGGAGTTGTTTCTGGAACTAATAATTATAATTATATTCGCGTATATGGTGAAAAGGTTCACTTAGATACATCGGGATCTGTAACTATTGAAACACAACTTGCCCCAGATGTCGCTGGTTGTATTGCAAGAACAGATAGAGATTACTTCCCATGGTTCTCTCCAGCAGGATCAAAACGAGGTAGAATATTAAATGTACTAAGACTTAAGAGAACATTATCTACAACAGAACAAGATAATTTATATAATAATACTATTAGAGCAAATCCAGTAATTACCTTCCCAGGTGATGGAACTCTTCTTTTCGGTGATAAGACCGGAGAAAGCGATACAAGTACACTTTCAAGAATAAATGTTTCTAGATTGTTCATGTATATTAAGAAAGCACTTGCCCCAGTTGCAAGAGCAGTACTATTCGAACAAAACGATTCATCAACACGATCAAGATTTAAGATTGCTGCTGAAGGATTCTTGGACCGTATTGTAGGTCAACGTGGTATTGCAGAATATAAAGTTATTTGTGATGAATCAAATAACACACCAGAACTGATTGAAGCAAACTATTTCGTCGCTGATATTTTAATTAAACCAGTAACTTCAATAAATTACGTCACAATCACCCTTACCAATAAGGATCTGTCATCTACTCTCTAATAAATAAAAAGGGGTTTAGTTAAATGCCATCATTAAACGAATTTAGAAACAACTTCTTTGGTGTAAGACCAAATAGATTTTTAATTGAACCAGCATGGCCAGATGGTGTAGTTGCACCCGACCTGACTGATGTTTCAATCTATGTAAAGGCAGCAGACCTTCCAGGTTCTACAATTGGAACAATTCCAATTGCTTGGCAAGGTAGAATTATTAAATTTTCAGGAGAACGAGTTTATACCGACTGGGCAATTCAAATTTATGATTGCAATATTCCATCTAAAGATCTACGCACAGGTTTTGAGAGATGGATGGAAGCAATGGATGCAAGAGATGCCCATAATATAAATTATAATTTAACTTCTGACTGGGTTATTCGTTACAGCGATGTAACTTCTGGAGATTCAGTAACAACTACAAATTATAATAAATCAATTAAATTAAAGAATTGCTTCCCAGTTGATATCGGAGCAGTGCCTCTAAATTATGATTTATCAGACAGTTTTTCAGAATTCAGTGTCCAAATCGCTTACGATTATTGGGAACCATATAACTAAGGAAAATAAATGTCATTTTTATCTGATCTTTTTGGTTTTGCTATAGGAAATAATAAGGTTGAAGAAGTATCAGGACTTAGTGGTTCTGATACTTCTGCCTTATCTTTTGTTGCTCCAGATAACTTTGATGGAACACAAGTACTTGAAACTGGCGGATTTATGTCGTCAGTTTATGATTTTGGTGGATCTTTTATTGATGAGAATTCATTAATTAATCAATATCGTAACATGTCATTATATCCAGAAGTGGATATGGCAATCGAAGATATTGTAACACAATCAATTGTGTTTGATCGTGAAAATAAAATTATAAAACTTGATTTAGATAATACAGATCTATCAGATAACATCAAAGGAAAAGTTCATCAAGAATTTAATAAAATTGTTAAACTTTTAGATTTTGGTAATAAAGGTTATGATATTTTCAGAAGATGGTATGTTGATGGTAGATTATATTATCAAATAATAATCGATACAAACCATCCAGAAAAAGGAATTCAAGAATTACGTGCAATCGATCCTATAAAGATTCGTAAAGTTCGTAAAGTTGAAAAGCAAGTAAAAAAAGTTAATGGAACCAATGTTCCGGTAGTATCAAAAATATCAGAATACTATGTTTATACTGATTTTGAAATTAATAATAATTACCCATCAACAACAACTGCTGCTGGAATAAAAATTACACCAGACTCTGTAGCATATTGTCATTCTGGATTTGTAGATCATACCAGCAAAAAAGTTATTGGTCATTTACATAAAGCAATTCGTCCACTTAATATGTTGAGACAGACAGAAGATGCTATGGTTGTTTATAGGATTTCTAGAGCACCTGAACGTAGAATATTTTATGTCGATGTTGGAAATCTACCAAAACAAAAAGCAGAACAATATCTTAAAGATTTAATGAATCGTTATAAGAATAAATTGGTATATGATGCCACTACTGGCGAAATTAAAGATCAAAAAAATCATATGTCAATGTTGGAAGATTTCTGGATTCCAAGACGTGAAGGTGGTAGAGGAACAGAAATTACAACACTTCCAGGTGGTCAAAACCTAAGTCAAATGGAAGATGTTGATTATTTACTAAGAAAACTTTATAGAGCACTTAATGTTCCTCTAACTAGAATGGAAGTTCAGACAGGATTTAATCTTGGACGAAGTTCAGAAATTACTAGAGATGAAGTTAAGTTTTTTAAATTTATTGAAAGACTTCAGAATAAATTTTCCAGTTTATTTATGGATTTACTCAAGAAGCAATGCATTCTTCGTGGTGTTATGACTGAAGAAGATTGGATCAAAAATTATCAGGATCTTAGAATTATATTCAGCAAAGATTCATATTTTACAGATCTAAAGGAGAATGAAATACTAAGAGAAAAAGTTGATATGTTAAATACATTAGCAACATATAATGGAACATTCTTTTCAACTAAGTATATTCGTAAAAATATTCTTAAACAGACTGATGATGAAATGGTCAAAATGGATCAAGAAATTGAAGTTGAT